CGCGAATCCATAAGAGAACTCGCCAATCTTCGAGGTTTTGGAAACTTTAACGCCACTTGTAATGCGATCGACAACGGCTTGTCCAAAGGTTCGAGTGATTCCGTAGGCTTTAACTTCGTTGGCTGCGTATTGAGCGAGCGCACTACTCTCGCGTTTAGCCGCATCAACAGCTTCAGCATCCATCGCTTTGAAGGCGGTAATGATTGAGCGAAGTTCGCGCTTGTCATAGGAAATCGGCTCATCTGCCACCTTTGCGCTCCTTCAGTATTTCAATCGCCGTTAATACTTGGTCGATGTCAGTCCATTCGCTCATCGGAATTCCGGTTGCTATCGCAATCTCAACTATGAGTCGGTTTATGCTTCCGGATTCAAAGCTTTTGGGCTTTCATCTCCTATCGTCATTTCCTCAACCGATAATTCCCATATCTCTTGGGATTTAGTCGGCTTTCCTGCCGCTTCGCGTTTGTAAGCAAAGTAGGCTAAGTCGAGGAAGTCCGCTTGTTGGTAAGCTGAAATATCCTTCATCGAATAAATCGACTTACCCGTCTTGCGTTCCCACTTGGCCCACTCAGGGAGTCCAGCGTTATAGGTGACTTCCTCGCCGTTCGTGTATTTAATTGTGATACTTAACTTCATAGCTCCCGATCTCCCTCTTAACTAAATGTCTCTGTTACTTCGCCCTTTGAAATCTTAAAGGTGAAGGATACTGTCTGCGCGTCAATTCCAGAACCGCCAGCGGTAGGAAACTCTGGAAGAATTGGGAAAACAAATTGAGCGCCAGTTGCGGCGGTCATTGTTACGCTGATTGTTGTGTCAGGTGCGGATTCAGCAGCCGTCCAAAGTGCTTCGCATACTGAATTAGCTTTACCCCAGTCGGCAAGCATATCGAGCTGGAATGTGCCTTCGATGTTAACTGTCTTGTAAGCCTCGCCATCGAGAGTTTGATAAGTCTCTCGAACGTTGGTCTTAGTAAGAACCGCGTTGGTTGCTTGGGCGTCGATGTCCGTTCCACCTGTGAAAGACAACGAGACGTCGCGACCGGTGATTACTGTGGTTGCCACTTTTTCTCCTTAATTGGTTTGTGTGTAATAGGTGGAGACGCGAATATCGGCGACTAATAAATTAACCGCTCCCACTTGCGTAACCGATGGCCGCTCTACTGGGCCGACTGTGTAGCCGTCCGGTATGACTGCCAAAACTGAAAATATCAGCTGCTCAAGATTATCAAGAGAGGCTGGGTTGGAAAGATAAGCAACTCCGCAAGTGATAGTTAAGTTAATCTTTGCGTGAATGGTTGCGTCGTTAATTGTGTTAAGTTCTAGGTAAGGCGAATCCGGCACAAGAATAACCGCTGGCACTTGAACCGCTTCCGGAACGTATGAATAAACGTTAGCGGAAACTGACCCGAGTGCGGTCGCCAGCGGTGTCCGGATGGATGAAAGAACAGTTGAGGCGGGCATTATCCCACCATTGTCTCAACGTCGAGGTAAGGCCCGAGAAGGCCAGTTACTTTTGCAAGAAGGTTCTTTGAAAGGCGATAAGGAGTTACTGCGAAGTCGATTCCTTCGATTGATCCACCAGCTGCGGTTCGGGCTTGGAAGATTTCGACAGAGATAGCCAATACAGCAGATTCGACGTTAGGATTTCCGACGTAGGTTGAGAGGCCAGAGAGAGCAGCGTTTCCTGCTGGGATAATGTTCTTTTCCAATATGTCAGCATTTGTGATTGCGACAGTAAATACATAATCGGTGATTTCGTCGTCGGTTACTGTGTGAGTGCCATTAAAGGGAGATCCGCAACCAGTAATAATGACGGATTGGCCTTCGGTGAATTCGTGAATTGTGGCAGTCTCAAAATAAGCCACATTATTTTCTAGTTTTACTTTGTTAATTTTGCTTTGAAATGTGACGAGCATTGGCAAAATAAGATTTTCACTCGTATCAACAATGTCGTTCAAATAAGCGTCTGAATATAGGGATGACGAGACGCCAAGAATGGTTCTCAGCTCTGTAGCCGTAACTATTGTTGGCATCTCGCCTTCCTTTCGTTCTAAGGGGTTAAGCCCTGCTCGGGAGCGGACAGGGCCTAACTATTGAGTTGGACTAAGCAACCATCCAGCGATATGCGCCAGCGCCGACCTTTGTAGCCAATGCGCCGTAGCCGTAGTAAGCAACCTTGATTTGACCTGTTGCGACAACGTTGGTCTCTAGGCGGAAACGGCTTGATTCATACCAAGTGTATGCATCTGGGTTAACGATAATGATTGAGTTATCGCCAGTTGGAGCTGCGGTTGCAAGGTTACGAGCAACGCGTAGGTTGAGACCTAGAACGTTACCGCGAACTGACTGACCAGAAAGGCCGCCGCCTTGATTTGATGGGCCGATGAGATTCTGATAAATCGGACGGCCAGCATCAGCAAGGTTCATAATGTTGCCCCATTGTTCTGGGCTAACGAGAATGTTTGTTGCAGTTCCAAGAGTGTTCTTGTAAACGGATACTGAAGCATCGGATACGAAATCCAAGAATCCAGACGCGTCAAGTGTGCGGTTTCCGCCATCAGTTCCGCCAGCAACAAGGCCAGCGATAACTGCTACGTCGGTTGCCTTTGCGTATGCAAATTCCATCTGACGAACGAGTTCATCAAAGAACGCAGGTGAAGAACGATCAAGAAGTTCGACTGAGAACTCTTGTCCGCCAGCGTATTTCTTAACTGTGACAGAAAGGAATTCGTTTGTCATTCCTGTCTCGTCGATTGTTGCTTCTTCAGCTTCTTCGCCGACTGTTGGGACAGCGGTGATCTTTGGAATTTCGAAAGTCATTCCAGCATCAGGTAGAACGCCGCGAGATACTGAATCTACTGCTGGGCGATCTGCGTTTGATAGTGGGTTGATGATTTCGGTCAACTGACGCGTTGGGATAAGACCAGCGTTGTTAGTTGTTGTGTCATCTGCGGCCATAACGTATTGGCGAGCAGCGTCATCGTTGAGAACCTTAGCGCGAACGCTGTTCTCGAGGTATTTCGCCTTTGTGAACTCAAGGCGAGGAGTGGTGAAGAACGCTGGACGTGGCGCAGCGGCTTCGACCTTAGCTGCTTCTACCGCTTCTTCTACGGCAGGAGCAGGAGCGGTAGTGTCTGACACTTGTTCTCCTTCGGTTGTTTTGTCCACTTCGGCGGTTGCCGGAGCAGAATCTTCTTTTGGTGCTTCGTTTTCTGATGCAGCGACTTCGCTAACGCGAGCTGAGTCGATAGCTGGATCAGTTACTAAAGAAACTTCGTCGAGGGTTGCGCTAGTAATTTGCATAACACCTTTGTTGTTAACCCATTCGTTAATTTGTGCGCCAACGCTAAAGCCATCCCTTAATCCTTCGGTGGCTTCGATTAAAGCATCTTCTCCGGCCATAGTGTTAGCGATTTTGAACGTAGCCACAATTCCGTTCTTAGTTACTTCGTGAGCAACCATTTTGCCAATTGGACGAGTCCGGTCGTGCTCCAATAGCAATTTGACAGGCTTAATCTCGATTGAGTCCGCAGCGAAAACTGTCGGGCCAACTGAGGTGTTGCCTTGCTCGTTCCAAGTAACAATAGTTCCGCTAATTGTGCGCTTAATTGTGTCGGCAGCGGTTACGACCATCGGCATTTTAATTTTCATTTGGAATTAAATCTTCCTCTCGTTGAATCTGCTCAACGCTCATAGCGCCGATACGATTTAGGATTTCATAGACTTGAGCGCGTTCTAAAGCGTTGCCGCGTAGGAAATCGTCAAGTGCAAAGCGCGTCATTACTGGGTTAGGCACAAAGTCCGGCAACGACAACCTTTCCTCAATCGCTTTAAGTATTGGGCGAAGTGAGAAATCGACTAGTGAGCGCCGCTCTGATACCGCGTTGGAATAAGTCATTGAAGTAGTTTCGGCGCTCAAGAAGTAAGCAGGAATTCCACAAGCGCGAGCTAATTCAAGCGCGACGTATTGACGGGCTTCTGCGAGTTGTAATGACTTAGGATCGAAACCAAATTCTTTCAAATCAACGTCAGCATTAAGGAAAGCAGTTGAGCGAGATTGACGAGCAGTGCGCCAGGCGCTAAGGAGTGATGAAATTCTTTCAGCAGTTAAATTTGTGCCATTAGATTTAAGAACCATTGACGGCGCTGGTTCTTTTGCGTAATTAACAGCTGCGTTCTCTAAATAGACAGCCGCCGCAATTGTTTTGCCAGCTCTGTGAAGTAATCCTTCATCAGGGCCATCAAAGCGAATGATAGAACCGACACCAGTTAGCGGAACTGCCATTCCATCAACTTTGTATCCGGTAATTTCTGTATTCTTAAAATTTGTGTCAACTGTTACGCGATCTGGGCTAACGCGAGTCCAAGCGCGAACGCGTCCGCCATCAGTAGCAGCATACATTTCTAAAACTTGTCCATAACCAACGCCATATAACCAAATATCTTCAGCGAGCCAGTTATAAATTACAAAGCCAGCAACTCGAGGATCTGGTTGGTTAATTACTCTATGTGGATCGACATATTCGCCAGTAATGCGATTAAATGTTGTAAGAGGTAATGAGCCGATAGTTCCGCAGATGATATTTCTAGCGCGAGCTACTGACGGAACACTCATCGCAAGTTGGCGAGTTGAATTAGTTGGGCCGCCAAGAATGTTGTAAACCGAGTCGGTGATTTGAACCGGTGTTAACGCGGCTTGAACGTCCAAAGGCTTATCAACCCGAACAGCGGTTACTTGTGGAAAGAAGAAATCTCTAATAGCACCCATTACCTCAGAATTGTAAGGGGTGTGTGCTACACAATTACAATATCAACACCATCATTAGCTTTTGTGGCGTAATGAGTCGCCATAGCCGACGCAACCGCTCCACAGATAACCGCATTACTTACTTTGCGACCCATTACCCAACCGCCGTCACCGAAAGGCAATTTGACGGCGGATAGGCATTGTTTAGTCAGCTCATCTTGTCCCGAGTGAGCTAACCGCTGAGATGAGATTGCTCCCAGTAACTCATCGCAGCTTTGCGCATAGTCAAGGCCATCTATGGGCTCAGTTCTAATTCCTGCCGGTGCTAATCGCGCAGCAACGGCCGAAGCGGTTCGGGCTGAGTAGGCGACTAGTTGGACGGGATACTTTCGCACCCATTCAGCTAAATCGTTAGCCAAAGACTTATCATCGAGATTAGACGGATTGTGCCAAGTCTGCAAGAGGATGACTTGGAATTTATCGCCTTCTAACTTTTGGCTTGCTACTAGTGCCGCTTGTTTTCTATCAGGACTGAGATCAATAGCCAACCAAGTATCAGATTCAGGGTTGAGCCGAAGCCCCTCAACTTTACAGCTCTCCCATTGTGACGGACTGATAACGGGATTGATTGTATCGACCCATTGACATAAGACTTCTGTGCGCACAATATCTTCGGGATCTGACAATACGGCGCGGATATTGTCGGGATGAACTGTGTAACCAAGTGACGGGTTAGCTTGGCAGACACCAAGCCAAAAGTCTGGTGAGTTATCAAATTTGAGTCCGTTAGGTGCAGACCATTCGAACCACCCAATATCGTCAGAGCCGCCGTGAATTGCTGCGTATGCTCGCTCGCGTAATTTGTTTAAAACTATTGAATGTTGATCTCCAGCATTGGAGTAAACCCATATTTGAGGATTAGGACTAGCCATTTGGGTATAACGCAGGGCAGACCAGACATCCTCATCCTTATATTCGCGAGCTTCGTCCAGATGGATAGTTTCAGGTGCGGCAATACCTCGACCGGCTGAGTTATTGGCTCGGACTATGTATCGACGGCCTTCTGTGAACTGTAATTCTTGAAATCCTTTACTTTCCAGTTTTTTAGTGAACTCGGCAGCTAGTCGGGGAGTCGATTCAATAATTCCGTAAATCTTGTAGAACAGTTCAGCTGAGGTTGTGAGCTTGTGGGCTGTGTGGACTTGTAACTTTTCCTTCAGAACGTAAATCCTAAATAAAATTTGAAGCGCCATAAAAGTCGATTTGCCTTGTTGCCGAGCACAAAGCAAAGAAACGACTGGATGAGCCCATCGGCCGTCCGGCTTATATTTAAGCGAGTGATGAGCAAGCCATTGTTGCCAAGCCAGCAATGGATAACCAATTTCCTCGCAAAATTTAATCATTTCTTCGCCTCGAGAGGGTAAATCTCGCAATTCTGTGTGAATTCTTGGTTTTGGCACACCCCTTATTTTCGATTCATCCCAGATAGGAGCGATCTCAGTTGATTGAGCCATTAAATTCCATTTTCTTCCCGATAGTGTTTAGCCGAGCCATTTTCAGGGAAAATCTTCCGAATGGGGGTCGATGGTGCGCGTGCGCTATCAAAAAAGGTGGGGGCCATACGATCGCGCTTTGCGCTGTTGCATTGAACGCAGCAAGCGACGAGATTGGACTCTTGGTCGGTGCCGCCTTTACTAACCGGTATCAGGTGGTCCACAGTTGTCGCCTCTTGAGCGCAATAGTGGCAAGTGTAATAGTCGCGTTGCAACACAGCTAATCGCGCCTTCTGATAGTACGCAGACTTGTACTTCTTAGCCATTGACGACCTTAACAGGATCATAGTTACGTTCTAAATGAGTTTTTAATCTATGGCAATTAGCACATAAGGTCTGTAAGTTACTTGGGTCATTGTTGCCTTTATTGCCGTCAATATGGTCGACATCCAATTGACCTAGCCAATCAGGTATGAACCCACACTTAGCACACCATCCTCGTTTACTGCGTTTATAGGTGTTCTTATAGCATTGAGTACAGTAACGTTTATAACGCCTTATTCCGTTTTGCCAACCTTGTGACATTGCGCCTTTACCGCATACGATACAAATCGGTCTTAGTGCCATCCGCGCTCCTCGAAGTGTTGTAACGCTTTACAGCTGTCATCGTATCTGTGACGAATGTATTTGATAGAAGCTTTTATCTGACTTTGAGGGCTAAGGTCTCGATACCAAGTGGAACGCATTTGGCCCAGCCCATAGTGAGAGCCATTCCTAGCCTTTGGATTCCATCTGGACTCGTAATGGATAAGCCAGTTAAAGCATTGAAATTCTCGCCAAGTTAGAAGGTTGTAAGCATACAGTTTTAGATTCATATCTGCTTTTGATGGCGTTGGATTTATTGTTGTGAATACGGCAGCTGTTAAGGTCAAAGGTATCAACCGAAGACAAAAGCCGCCCCTAAGCGCTCTGCGACGGGCTGCCTTCGGGCCCCGCCTCGCAGGGAGTCTATCAAGCTTGTCAAATATCTTACGCATAGGTTTTCCTATCATCTCACTATTCGGACAAGAATAAATAGCACTTAGCCTTCTAACTCCAATACTTTCCTTACATCTATCTCATTAGCTCCATTAAGCCCAATTATGGCTTCTCTAAGCTTCTCTCTTCCTTCGCCGTGAAACTTAGTGGTTAGATAAGGCTCGGACTCGCTACCCTCTAACCAATCAACCGGTTCACCATTGGGATCAATAACTAACTCATCAACGTAATTGAATTTATCCAATATCGCATCAACCGACGACTCTCTTACCTGTTCAACTATTTCACCAGGCACATTGGCTTTCACCCATTCAACGAACTTACGCTCTGACTTAATAACCCATTTGAACTTTGGCTTGGTTGTTGTTATGTATGCAATTACCTCATCACCTAATTCAGCCTTTACTCGATCAGCTCCTAGATTGTCCATCTCGGTCTTGAGTTCGGCTCGCAGATCGTCTTTGAGGCGCTTTGCTTGGTCTGCTAGAAGGCTTATTGCCGCTAGCTTGAGGCTCAGGTCTTTGATTGTCATTCTGCTCCCTTACTTTCGCTCGTCTTAATCTGGTTTCTAATGAACTAAGGCTTATGCCCATATCTCGGGCTATAAACTCTTTTTCGAAGCCCCACTCCATCATTTGCCGGATATATCTAATCGAGTGGATTCTTCGTTTTATTTCTCCTTGCTCGCCCATCCGTCTCCTTTGAAATGGGTCGGTGTTGGCGTCCAAACTCGCCACATCCGCACTCCACAATTCTGACAGATTACTTCTTTAGGGGCATCGAAGCCAAGTGCGACATCCGTAATGGCTTCACATTTATCGCACTTGAACTCATATATCGGCATCTATAAACCTTTCAAGAGTGGCGTTGCCGTTCCAATAGCGTTCTTTAATGCGCTCTTGCCCATCAGCTATTCGGCAGATTCGGCATTTAGCGTTCTTCATCTTGTAATTGCCACATTGGTCGCAGCGGCCTATCTCATCCTCTCGATTAATCACTCGATCTACTGGATCAAATAGGCGCTGCTCAAAACAGTTCTGACATTCCATTAACCAGACTTCATCACCTTCGGTTATCTCGCTATCGTATTTAGTTACGAAGCTGTGGACTGTCACCTTTTTACAAGGCCCACACTTAAAAGGGTGTGCGTCTTTCACTTTTGAAATACCCATTTACCATCTGATCCAATTCTCATCCATTTAGCTGGATGGCCGGATTTCGGTCTTGGGCATACCCAGCCGCGATATTCTTTGCCTTCCTTGTTGCCTTGTTTTAGCACCATCGGGCCACAACCTTCGGCACAGAGCGGCACTTCATCTACGACTTCCGCGCCGAATTCCGCTGCGATAGCCGTAACATCCCAGACAATCGGTTCAGGGTCGTTTGGTCTTGTCTCTTTGATAAATTCGGCCAGTTCAGGCTTGGTTGTTTGAATTGGCTTCTTAGGTGCTGTGTTTGGTTTAGCAAAGTAAGAAGCGAGATTAAGTGCGCGTCCCAAGCTGCCAGTCTCCGCAAGCTCCAGAGCATATTGTTTTGACTTTGATTCTGAACTAAGGCCCGTCGTCCAAGCCACAGCATCAGCCTCAGTCCTATATAACTCACATTTGACGATGTAAACATCGCAATTAGGAGTAAGCGATTCTTCAAGGACGTGAGTCTTGATTCGATAATCTGGGTAATCATTTATAAACTCTTTCAATCGGTCTTGGACACTTACATAGTCATCAAGGTAATTCGACATTTAACTTCTCCCGTCCGGCGAACTCGTCGATCGCCATCTCTAGTTGTTCTTTTAAAGACCAAAACGTTCCGTCTGGCCAGTTCTGCACCTCATCGGCGCAAGGTTGGCAATAGAACCGCACTTGTGCCTTTCGGATAGGGGTTTCACTTTGCACTTTCCACACAGCTGGTTGTTGGGCTTTCAAGTGCCAAGTGCCATCTTTCATTTGTCCGTAACGAGACTTACAAGCGTCGCACCATTGGTGCTGGTTATAGTTGCGAGTCAGACTCAACGTCATCCCAATCTTCTGGTGTAGAAAATCGGCATCGACCCAAGATAGCGGCGTATCCAATGAGATCGAGATACGAATCCTCGCGCTCTGGACTTTCCACCATTCGGCTGAGTTTTGTCGCGATAAAGACGAGTGCCACGTCAGCTGGGTCTCGGAGCTGAATACCGAGCAGCCTCGCGATTTTGTAAATGCGTAAAAGATTGAATCTCGGATCACCATATTCAAGCCCCCTGTCGTCGAGGGTGTTACCAGCATCCGAGAGCCAGTCACTTAACGATCTCTCTGACATTTATAGTGCTCCGTCCTCTTTTGTAACCTTCGTTAAAGGCTTTGGCTTTTGCCGATTCAATGAGGCCACTAATCCATAAGCCGCCTACAAATAGACCAATGCAGATAATTGCTATTTGCTCAGCTGTGAAGTTATTGGACATCAGCGTTCACCCCAAATCGGTCTAGCCAATAGGCTGAGATTTCTTCGCGGCTCAACCGCCCTCTAACCGATTTTCTACCTAGCGATTCAATTGCATATCTGCGAATAATTTGGCCTTTAACGTAATTTTTACCATCAGACCAAGCGCCAGAAGTAGAATCAAATCGAATTACTGCTGGATTATTTATCACTTACTCTCCCGTTCTGTAACCCTTAAATGGATTTACGGGATAAATGTATTTA